TCACATTATACCAATCATCTCTTGAAAGAGACAAACAGAAAAATCTATAAATATATGCAGGCTTAAATCTATTTAAAATGGAATAGTTTACAGTCGCCTGATTTTTGCAATTTACAGGTAAAAGCATTTTTAACAACAATAATATGTTACTTAATTTTAGAAAGTCCACCTGTCACATGGACTTTCTATTAGAATATAATATGAATTAGGCTGCCTTTCCTATAATATCATGCTTCCTTAGATACTGACTATACAAAGCTGAATATATTTCATTCAATTTATCAGTAGTTATATTTGGTATGAATTTAACGGTAGCTTCATCCAAAGCCTTAACTGTTTCTATGACTTCATCGATTCCAATTGCACTTTCTGCACCTTGTGGTTTATGTTTGGCTAACAGAGTCATAGCATCAATCATATAACGTTCTTTGATAAACTTATCCTTGAACCCCTTAACTTTCAAAGTATCTATAATTCTATCACCAACTGATAAATCATATTCAAATTTAGTTTCAACCTCACCAAGCATTGCATTATTCCAAACTTTTAGACTTAAGGTCTTTCCTTGATTATAATATTTAGTAATTACACTAATATTAGCCTTCAGCTCTTTAGCTTTTTGGAATATCTTTTGATAAAATTCATGTTGAGTAGCCAATGCCGCATTACCTGCTTTTTCCATACCATTAAACCCTCTACTTAGCACATTATTTACCCCTCTATACTTTGCAAACTCTTGCAATGATACAAATTCCTTGATTCTGACATTTTCAACAATTAAAGCTGATTCATCTTTAACCACTCTATCGATATTGGCTTCATGATAAGTTTTCCATTGCCAATATCCATTTGCTGTATCAACAGGCACATAAACATTTGGAGTATTTTTAGGAATGACATTACCATTCAAGTCTTTCAATTCAATATCAGCCTCATAGAAAGTTTGGGCTGCCGTTACAAGCAGAGCCGTTTTTTCAAATTTATCATCACCAATCAAATCTTTTCCCAATTCAACATTCACTTTAGTTACAGTCATATTATAATCGGAAATTGCAATAATAATATCCTCTTTTCTTTTGCTAATAACCTCCTTTTCCTCTGTAGATTCTTCCACTTGCCAAAACTCTACTGAAATAGTAGGAAGTTTAACATCATGCAATGCAACCGCATAATCCTTTTCAGCCTTAGCAACATTAGTTTTAGCTGCTTTTACAATATTGGTATCTGCATCTGCATTATCTGATAGATATTTTCTTTTTTCCATTAGGATTTTGCGAGCGTTTTCCAATACTTCGTTTTTTGAAATAGTTCCTGCTTGATTTTCCATATTATCACTATTTTTTAAAGTTTCCACATTAACATTTCCATTCTCGTTTACTCTCATTGTAGTAATTGTTTCCATTTTTTTCTTTATTTTTTGTTTAATAATTAAGTTTTAAGTAATCATCAACTTGGCGCCTTACTGCTTCTGATTACGCTACAAACTTACGGAGAAATGGTAACCTGTAGAATAAAGAAGAAAACATAAAGAAATCCCTTTTTTTATGTCTAATTCTTTATGTGAACTCGCAACACACAACACATTAAATATCAACTATATGCAGATAAAAAAATAGCCCTGCAATATAAATGCAAGGCTAATATTTTTTTATTTATATGTTTTACCAATATGATTTTAAATATTCAACTGGATTATTGGGGGATGTTTTGCACATGGGGATTTTCCACCAATTTGGACGAACTTCATATTTTTGTAAGTTCCTGATTGTAGCCCGTAAATTCAATATGTCATTTTTAGGACTGTCCTCATCAATCAGTTTGAGATATTTCAGTAACTCAAGAATAAAATTCCCCTCGTTATCTGTTAATCCTTTACCTTTGGCTGCAAATGATGAGTGGCGTAGTAGGTTATATATACTAAGAGTTATCGTATCAAGTATCGCATTTTCGCGCTTCCTCCCTCTTTTACCTATACTGGGATAATCTTTATCCAATTCCGTTTCCGCTTCTTCCAAAGTTGAAACTCCTAAATATTTATCAAGATACGGAGTTATCATATTGAGAAACCAACTATCATCATTCGTAAGTTCTATTTTCTGTTTGTTATATTCAATCGTGACAATATTACTCTTGGTCTTTTTCTTCTCATGAAACATCTTGTAAAGATGTAGCATATCCGGTCTGACAGAATAACTATACTTTAGTTGCGTTGGGTCAGCAATATAATCCTCAAAATCAAAATAGCCATTGGTCTGTGTATATTTATAGTAGATACTTACAATAAGAAGAATAGCGTAAAATACATCTTGGTCTTGTTGTTCATAGGCTTCGTCTTCATTTTTATTGTATGTATTCCACAATGTTTCAATATACTCGGCTTTAAAATTACCACTTTCAAGGACTAAATTCTTTCCCACAGTCATGCTAAATTCATATTTGTCCTCATCTGTCCCGCAATTAGGATAGGGAATCTCCTGCTCTTCCTTCTTTATTGACAAGTACAAATCCTGTATTTCCATTGGGAACTTATTACCCAAAAGATATACATCAGATATATAGTCCAGTTCATTATGAAACATTGAACGGCTGAATCCCACCTCACTATTCATCCATGATTCGATTCGCTTTATCGTATTGATTGGTATTATCTGATATTCCATATTTTCAAACTTTGTCACAAAAATAAAAAAATGCCGCTTCACCATAAAAGCAAAGCGACATTTTATTTTAAAGAAGATTCTATTTTTCACAATTAAATGTATCTATCAATTTATCCATTTGTTCGCCTATACATTTATCCAAAAGTTTAGCGTAGTGAGTAGTCATTCTTGTATTGGTATGACCTAGCATCTTCGATACTACCTCTAATGAAATATTATTAGCTAAAGTAACTGTACTAGCAAAAGTGTGCCTACTGGTATGGAATGTAATTCGTTTGTTGATATTACAAAGTATAGCTATATCCTTTAGGTATTTATTAATATCTGCTGGGTCTTGGATTGGTATTATTCTACTACTGCCTTTATATTTGTCCAGTATTAATTTAGCAATAGGGAGTAGGGGAATTCTGGAAAGTATACCTGTTTTTACTCTTCGTTTTTTTATCCATATTCTGCCTGCATTATCTTTTTCAAAGTGTTCTGGCATTAACGTTTTGATGTCAATATAGCTTAATCCAGTGAAGCATCCAAAAAGAAAAAAATCTTTTGCTTTCTCAAAACGTGAGATAGGAGTTTCAAAGTTGATAATTTTTCTTAGCTCTTCTTCGTCTAGGAAATCAATTTCTACAGGTTCTCTTTCGACTTTATAAGTGGAAAATGGATTGAAAGTTATGTATGAGTTGGTTACAGATAGGTTGATTATCTTTTTCAATAACTTCAAGTGCTTAGTAGATGAATTTTGTGCCATGCCTTTATCAACTCTTAGAAATGAGTGAAAGGATTGGATAAAGTTTATGTTTAGTTCACGTAAGTATAAATCTTCACGTTTGTACTTTTGTTGAACAAAATCTTTTAATAATCTGACTGTATAGACTGATATCCAATAGGTAGCTTTAGAAACCCCATTACCAACTAACTTTTCTTGTTCTTTGTTGTGCTCTTCAAAGACTTCAAACAGGCTTCTCTCTTTTATGGATTCTACTTTATCAAAGTAAGCATCACGTAATAGTTCCGCTGTGATTATAAAACCTCTGTCTAACAATTCAGCTTCTTTCTGATACAGTTTAGCTTTAATAGCTTTTAGGCAGTTGTTGAGGCTTTGGGCCTCTTCATCTTTACCTCTTACTTGTTGTTTAACTTTGTCCCAGTTAGAGGATTTTACTCTTTTTCCTGTTGAAAAGGCGCATCTTTCACCATTTACTGTTAGCACTACTTCTATTGAAGCCGTACCGTCTTTTCTTACTCTACTATCTCTTATGAAAAAGAGAATTGCAAAAGAACTTCTTACCATTGTTCTATCATTTGAAATTAGACTTATGGATGTCCTTTGAAATGATATATCTTTCTGTATATTAGTTGGTTGGATTGATTTTTGTGTGCAGTTTACCAAAAGTACGAAAATGCACACAGATTGCACACAAAACATCTTCATTTTAGCCCGATTTCAAATATAATCAGCCATGTACTTAGCTTTATCAAATGAGTTAAATTCAAGCATTTTTTGTCTTTATTCAACCATCTAACCACAACCATTTATAATAAGAAAATTAAGTGTATAAGTAATAGTAGACTATCATCTATCTATAGAATATAGATAATAAAAAATCCCTGCAACCTTATCAGTTACAGGGATTTAATATGTCGTAATCGTTATAATTACTTACCTAAAGCCTGAGCAACATCAACCG